TGATCCATCTTTGTCTGTGTTATTTGCTGTAGCAACATTTGCTGTCACAAATAGATCAAGTCCAGCAACGCGACCGCGTAGAGCAGTTGGTGTTGCAGATCCTGGCTGGTTCATTGGGTTTGTTACTTCGTTGTAAATAGGACGGCCTGTGTCATTGAGTGACATAAGGTTCGACCATTGTGATGTGTTAGCAATGAGGTTGCGAGCAAATGGATTTGGTAATCCTGCTGTTGCGCTATAAACAGAAGCTGCACCCCGAGAAATATATCCTAGCAATTCAGTTGCTGTTGGATATGTTGCGATAGATGTGCTGTCAAGTGTTGCACCTGCAAAGATTCCTGCATGAACTGCTGCATCTGTTGCCTTCGCATAAGCGGCAGCCATGTTGCGAACTAATTCATCAAAGAATGCTGGAGATGTGCGATCTAGAAGTTCAACAGAGAATGTCTGTTGTCCTGCGTATTTCTTGACTGTTACTGACAAGAATGATGAAGTCTGATCTGTGTCTGAAAACGCCGCGCCTTCTGCTGTGTCTGCAACAGTTGGCATTGCTGTGATCTTAGGGATCTCGAAAGTCATACCTGCATCTGGCAATACTCCACGAGAGATTGCTTCAATTGATGGGCGGATGGTTGTTCCGAGTGGGTTGCTGATCTCTGAAAGTTGACGTGTTGGTACGAGACCAGCATTGTCTGTTGTGTCATCTGCTGCGCGGATGTATTGACGAGCTGACTCATCGCCAAGTGCGGCGCGAATTGATTGCTCTGCATATTTTGCAGCTGTTACTTCAATGCGTGGCTTTGTGTAAGCCATTGCTGTTACAGCAGGGCGAGCAGCTTCAACTGCGGCAGCCTCAACTGTAGGTGTTGCTTCGACTGCTGGAGTGGATTCCACTGTGGCTGTCTCGCTTTCTGTTGGTAGGGTTTCTTCAACGGCTTCATCTTCAGACGCCGCTATATCAGTGACGGCTGCTGACTTAAATGCGGCGGCCTGCACTAAACTTACTTCGAGCAGGTCAGCGCTCGATACATACAGCACGCCATTCTTAGGCTTGGCTGCATTGACCATAACTCCGACTGAAAGACCAGTGCGGAGTTCTTCTGAGGCTTCGATGAGAGCATCTGTGCCACGGGATGATTTAGATATCTTAAAAGACGCGAAGATTCCATCTTCTGTCTCATTGAAGAATTGAGCGCGGCCGATTGGCTGTTTAGGATCGTGCTCCAGTAGGAGCTTCACTTTAGATGAGTCAGCGATATTAATCGCGCCACGCTCAAAGACTACGGCTCCGGCGGATGTGTTTCCTACCTCGCCATTAAAGGGGACGATCTTGCCTGAGATAGTGCGAGCTGCGCTATCTGCTGTGAGTTCTGCCGAGAATGTCAGCATTTCGTTCATTGCATTCCACCATTTCCGTTAGGTGTTAGGTCTGTCATTGCCATTGCTTGATCCTGAGTGATCAGCTGGAGATCAAGAAGTTCACGAATGATTGATAATTCTACAAGCGGATCGGTGCGTAGGTAATTCTTATCGATGTCGAACCGAACTTCGTTGCCGCGAGCGGTAATGTCATCCATTGATAGACGATCTTCGATGGCTGAGACGAATGGCTGCAAGGATAATGTCAAGAATTGCTTGCGCTCATCTTGGACGTTCGCATAAGTCATTGTCGTATTTTGATCAGCTGAAACGTAATAAGGAGGCACGTTGCATAGGCGAGCGATCTCGGTAGCAAGATTCTGGATTGCTTCGTTGTACATCATGTCTTTAGGGCTGAATCCAACTGTTTCATACTTGAGTGTCGAGGTTAAGTAAGCCGTAGAACGATTTTGACGGGCAGACTTCCATGCTGAAAGTAATCCTTGGACTTCTACAGGTGGCAGGTCAGCCCCCGAGTTCGAGATATACCCCGTAGCCATGGGCGTGGCTGCTGCAATAACGCTGGCCTTCTGGATGTCAAGAGCTGCGCGGATAGTTGATGTGCCTGTGTTTAGAATGCCATCGCTTAGTGATTGAAATGTAATAAGAGAGCCAAGGCCGTCCATTGGTACTGTCATACCATCGATGGCGTAAGACTTTACGAAAACGTTATCGCGATCGAGAGTCGCTGTGACGCGGCTGTTAGCGATCCACTCGAAGCGAGATGGACGTCCGTCTTCTTGGTAAGTCTCTACTACTTGCCAGAAGGCTTGTCCGTAAAATAGAAGCGAATCTACTGTGTAAGCAATAGTTACAGAACGTGGCTGAGAATAAGAAGGTTGATCTAACCAAAGTGGCTTGCCTAATTCTTCGCCTGTTGACTTCTTGTATAACTCAAGAGGAATTGTGCCAATTGTGCCAGCAAGAAGATTGCGGCATCGAGCTAGTGCCGGAACTCCCATTGCTTCTGTGCGTCCGACGTAAGCAAATTGAAACGGCATCGCATAAGGCGAATACTCACCAAGAACCTGCGGTGCGTATTGCGCTTCAACATTGGCCTTCGGTGTTGCACCTGTAAGGCGCGAAAGGATACCCATAGACCGCAATTATACACTACATGTTGTGCTATTCGGTGTAGATAGCCGCTACCTGTTGTGGCTTCATTAAGGCAGATGTAATCATCGCAATCGAAATTGGAGCTGAAATATCTCCAGCGCTTTTACGCTTGACGATGCGCCACGCACTGTCATTTACCTTAGCGGCCACGTTCGAAAATTGGTCGATGAGTTCTCTCTGGCCATTGTGGACTAGACGTCCATTAACTACGGCATCAAGTAAGTCACCGCAAGCTCTATAGAACTGCTGCCCGTCGCAGGATTCGACGACGCTTCCAGCATTAGCGAGGCGATCGGCAATCGACTGAGTTGCGTAACGATCGAATAAAATTGTCCGTGGACGCCAGATATCTGCCCACCCTTTTATAGCCGCAGCTATCTTAAGATCATCGACTGACACTTGAGACTCCCATGACTCTAGGATTCCTACTGCAATTTTTCCATCTGGCATCAAGATTCCAGCGCATAAGCTGGCATTGCGTTTAGAAGGTGAGACATCGAACCCGAAGACTGCATAGCCGCCGGGGTTGATTACTAGCTCTGAGTCAGAGCAATCCTCAATAGAATTTGGAGGGAACGGGCTGGATAAACTGCTGACCCATTGGCAAAGTGTCTCGGTGCGGACGTTCTCAATAGGGCTAGTTGTGATCGATTCCTCGATGGCTGATTCTGTGATGGTGTAACTCAAGGCTGGATTGGCCATCGCCCATGCAGCTCGATCGTCGATCTTGCAGTATTGAGGCGCTGAGTATTCGTAGAATCCCAAACTTTTAGGTGGTCGATCTAAGCAGCGCTCGTGAAGATCGTTAAGCACTTTCGAGAATGCATCACCTGCATTTGATGTCATTAGTGTGTGTGATGACGGGTGGGCACGAGTGGTTGGAATTGCAGCTCGATAGCCCTCTTCGCTGATCTCGCGTAACTCATCGATGAAGAGTAAGCCGTTGACGGATCTTCCTCGGCTGCCGTCGCGAGTTGCCGCTACTACATCCAGTCGTGCGCCAGATAACATCTCAATAGACTCTGTGCCGTTAGCGTGCCTAATCTGTTTGACGAATCCCTTGAGGTGGTCATTATTTTCTAGGATGTTGGTCAGTTGCCGAAAGGTATCCAGAGCCATTGATCTGTTGGACGACATGATCAGAACGTTCGTCTCCCACTTGATTAGGTGAGCCAGTATGAGCATGCGAGCCAGGTGAGTCTTACCATTCTGTCGAGCGATGAGAAGTAGGTTAGTTCTATGAACCCAATGACCAGCCTTGTCTATTGTAAGCATGTCCTTGAGAACGAACTCCTGCCACGGCAATAAAGGTTGATCGATAATCTTGCAGAGATCGAGGACATCTTGCAGCTTATTTTCGCCCTTGAGAATAGGGCTGTGCAGCCTTGGCTTAGTTGCCCCTCGTAGCACTTGGCTCTTCTTGGCAGCCATCAGGAACCTTCTGGGACTGGTCGGGCTGAGAACGGACTGTCCTCGTGGATTTTCGACTGCATCGGGGACGGATAGTCAGT